ATGGGTGTACCTAATTATATGAGATATAAGATATCTGAACATGCATTTGATAGAATGCAAAAAAGGTTTGGAATACCACGTGATGAAGCACAAAGATGGATTGAACGCTTTTTACAGAATGCTACTTTTTATGCAAGTCAAGAAGCCGGAAAACAAAAATTTAAGTGGAATGAAATTACAGCAATCTTAAATGTAAATGATTATGTCGTGATTACAATCTATCCAAAATCAATTGAAGCTGATAAAACAGTAACTAGACAAATTAACCCAGAAATCAAAACAGTTATTAACCGTTCCCTTGGAGAATTTGTTAAGGCAAAGCGTAACCAGCTTTTAGTCAAAATAAACGGGCCAATGATTGAACTATATGACAGCTGGAGATTGTTGGAAAAAGATAGCAGTCAAGTGGATTTTAGGCAAAAATTGAATATCGTCAATGAGTTAATCAATAGGAATGATCTAGTGGTTGAGGAAGCAGAGCAAATTATTGGCAAGGAGGTGAATTGATTAGTGAAAAGATCAACATTTAATTACATTGCAGACATAATACGTGAATATCCAACATCTGAAATGTACATCAAGAAGCGTGAAGATGAGCTGATAAACAGGTTTCAGGAGTTTAAAGATGAAAATGTTGGCGGTGGTCGAGCACAGAATAAAAAAGATGAGGGTGTTGAGTGCATGGCGATTACGCTAGCTGAGGACAGACGATTAAATAATCTCAAAAGAAATGAAGAAGCTGTTCGGAAAATTTTAGAGTCGTCTGACCCAGTAACGCGAGATATTATCTATGAACTTTACTTAAGAGAAAACTGCATTTTAACGCTTGAGGGGATTGCGCAAGAAGCTCACCTGTCAGGTACAGCTGTGAAGAAAAGAAGACTAAAATTTTTTGAAAAAGTGGCAGCAGAGTTGGGTTTATAGTTTCTAGATTAATAGAGTTGATGAAAAGTGTCCAAAAAGTGTCCAATTAGCATTAAATTAAGTGTCAAAATGATAGCATAAGAAACTTAGGGATGAGTTTCCGGGTTATCTCCGATATCAGATCAGCGGTCGATCGAGCCGCTATTTATGTAGTAAATGAGGGACATCCCTCATGAGCTGCTAACAATCATTTAACGGATACTTGCTATCTGTTAGATACTAACTGACAACCGGGAAAGACCGATAAACACTCGTGTTAGTGCTCATCACTTCTGCAGCTGGAAGATAAAAACACTCGATTGTAGCGGAAAATACAGTCACTTGCTAGCGTAAACCGCAAAAAATATTTCTTTCTAGCGCTAGCAAAAAAGAGAATGACATTTGATTTCGTCCATCGAAAGAAAATGGTGTTTGTATTGCGAAGTCGGTCAAATTCCGACATACATATTTGTCCGGAATGACATTAAACTATTATTTTCCCCAAGAAATTATTTTAACAGTAACGTTCAGAAATGGGCGTTGTTTTTGTTTACTTTTAAGGTTATTAGAGGTTTAATTATATTCGTTAAATTAATTAATTATTTGGGGGAGATATTTTGGATTTTAAACGGATTGAAGAAATATTGAATGATAAAGAAACTGATGCAAGATTACACTTAGTTCATTGGACGGCAGGTGGAAAAGTAAAGACAGTAACACCCACTATTGGAGACCAGTTTGAGAAGAATATAACAAATATAACAAAGCTTCAAGTGAATAATTGCAAAAAATTAACTGAGGAAAAATATAATATTATAGGATCTAATGACGATGTCGTTGAAACAACGAGTAAACAAGCCTATAAAAAAAAACATTGACTTAATTATTGAGTCAATTAAAACTCCCACAGCTAAGTTTTCATTCAATAATGATAGTTTTGACTTTTTCGTCTATGAGTTTTGCCCAGAACATACGGAAGAAAACAGTAAAAAAATTTTCGCCTTTAGAAGAACAAAAAAATTTAAATCTTTTAACAAGGGATTTATAGGCCATTTAATAGAAGGACATTTTAAAAAATTAGAAAATGAAAACTTACTTGGAACAGATGGGATAGTTGATGTAATTGTATATGGTGAAAACATTGCTATTTTACAACATGTTGCTTTTGAAAGGATATTCCATATATCTAATGAATTTTATGAGAATGCAAAGAAAGTTTTAAGTAATAAGAAATTTAATAAAAAAATAGCTAATTTCAATCAATTAAAAAATGATGCTTTAAAAAATGGAAATTATGTAAAAAGGCTATCTAAATTGGGTGACTCTAATGTTCCAACTCTTTTTATAGAGGATCTTGAGGCTACAAAAAAGGTTGTTGATTCTTTTAATTTGGGTTTGTCTATTAAAGACGATAAAATAGAATATAATGATGAGACACAATTAGGAAATTTCATAAGTTTAATGCAAGATGCTTATTATAAAACGTTAATTGGAAATCAAAATGGGGTTGATGAAAGAAGGTAAGATTATATGGGATTGGTGTTCAAATGGCTTATTTTTGTATCTTCTTATATTCCTGTATTTGTTATGATTTTTTTAAATCAGCTCAAAGCTTTTTCTGAATACAGCTTAAAAAAAACTTGGCATTTAAATCCTACTTTTTGGTGGTCTCTTATTATAATTTCAGTGGTATCAATTATTACACTAGAAATTTGGTTAAAACTTTTAAAAAATGAATCAAAAACAAATAAAAACTCTTTTAAGATTGATCATATCCAATCTTATGATTCCGAGGTATTGAATTATTTTGTAACTTTTATAATACCAATATTATCTTTAAAGCCAGAATCTTTACCATCAGTTGTAATGAATATGTTGTTACTAGTTATTGAAGGAATCTATTTTGTTAGTAACAATGCTTTGCATTACAATGTTTTACTCATAATACGTCGATTTCATATATATACCTTTGGAGACGATAATATTATAATTACAAAAAAGAAAAAAAGTGATTTAATATTTGATGAGCCTGAAGCAAAACAAGTTGGGACAACTAATATTTATTATATTTAAGTGTAACGTTTTTTATTAAGTTTGAAGCAGCCATTGAGTTGCTTTTTTTGTACGTAAAAATTAAGAATTAATTTATATAATACGAGGAGGATCTACCTATGAATGTACCACATATCAGAATTGAAATAGATGATATTGGGAAAGTGCCAGCTGTTTATATTGATGGCAAACTTATAAAATCTCTAGTCAGAGTTCATGTTGACTGGAATACAGCAGATCAAGACGGTGTTAAATTGAATTCATATAACATTGAAGCATTAGGTGATAATAGCACACAGCAAGGATATGGACAGCAAGCATATTCAAAACTATGAGTAAACCTATTAAACTATCCCACATAAATGGCAAACCTGCTCTGGTCCCTTACGACGCTTCCAATCGTAAAGACAACGACCATGCTTACAATCAAAGGCGGTCTGCTAATCAAAGCAAGTACGTGGCGTTTTACAAGACTAGGGAGTGGCTACATACCAGAAGGCAAGTGCTAACTCGTGACTATCATCTGTGTCAGCGATGCGGACTTGAAGGTTCATTAGTTGATCATGTTGTTCCAAGCAAAGATGATTGGAAAGATCGTCTTAACTTAGATAACCTTCAAACATTATGTAGGGATTGCCACAGAATTAAAACAAAACGTGAGTGGATTAAGCACCATAAGGGGGCTGAAAGATATATGACTATCAAAATGGTATGTGGACTGCCCGGAAGTGGTAAGTCAACTTATGTTAGCAAGCACAGAACAGATCACGACTTGATATATGATTACGATGTGTTGATGTCAGCCTTATCAGGATTGTCATTGCATGAACGCAATCAAGACATTCATGATTATGTGATGTTGTTCTATGAACAACTATTACGCAAGATAAGAGCTGAGAAGACATTCAACAACATCTGGATCATACAGACTTATCCTGACGAGCGACTAGATACATTGCTATCTAACTATCATCTTGTTGATCACATACTAATCGATACAGACAAGCAGATTTGCATTGAAAGATTAAAAGAACAGAATCGTTTTAATGAAAACATGAATTCAGTTTTTAATGAATTTTCAAAAAAAGATTTTGGAAAGTTCCGACGCGTTCACTAGAAAAATTTTTGAAGCCCCCACCTAAAAGCATCGGGGCGGGGTTTTAAAAGCGTTCTTGAACGTACGTCCTCTTTTTTGCGTCCCAATTTCTATCAATTTTTAATTCTCTAGTGGTAGGTAGGACCCAAAATTAATGAATGGAAGGAGTGAAAGTGGGTAATGGCTAGAAAACAAAAACTACTATCGAAATCAACAGCTAATTTAACTGTTTTACAGCAGGAAGCTAAATTTAAAGCGGAATTCTTAGCAGCAGATGGACTGCCAGGACTGCAAAAAACTCCGCCAAATCATTTAAAGGGGGCTGCAAAACAAGAATATAAAAGAATTGTCCAAAGCGTTGGAAAGTTACCACTTAGAAATCTTGATAGAGCTGAACTTGAAAATTATTGTACATGGTATGGAATATACAAAGATATCTCAATTCGAATTCAAAAATATGCGGTGATGATTCCAGAAGCTGAAAAAGAATTGGAACGTGCTGAGAGAAGATTAAAGACAGCTGACCAAGATTCAGATAAAGAGACACTAAAGAAAATAATGACAGAGTTAAAAAGAGCTTCTTCAGATTTAGACAATTTAGAGTTTAAACGAGATACGGAAATTAAGCATTTAGATAAAGCTACAAAAAGTTTGAAGGGCCTTGCATCTGATCTGGGATTGAATGTTAATTCACGGATGCAGATGAATATGCCTAAAACTGATGAAGACAAGCCAAAATCAATTAAGGGGGTATTTGGATGACATTTGATAATCCAATGCCTTTTTTCGTTGATCGTGTTTCAGACGGGTCTTTGATTGTAGGTAAAGCTGTTAACTCAGCAGTCAAAAGGCACCTTAACGATTTAAAAAAATCTGATTGGCGATGGAAATTTGATGAAAATCTAGCGGGTAAAGCAGTTAAGTTCATGGAATTGCTTCCTGATCCCAAAACGGGAAAACCAAACGAATTAGCACCATTTCAAAAATTTATAATTGGTTCAATTTACGGGTGGGTTGATAAAAATAATTCATCAATCAGACGATTCACTGATGTTTTTATTTCAATGGCTCGGAAAAATGGCAAATCATTGCTTATTTCGGGCGTTATTCTTTATGAATTTTTGTTTGGGAAAACGCCGCCTAGAAATAGGCAGTTGTATACAGCTGCAAATGATAGAAAACAGGCAGGAATTATATTTGGGATGGTCAAGGATCGTTTAAAAGCGCTAATGGTTAAAGATGAAGGCATAAAGCGTATGTGCCAGATTAAACGTGATGAGATCATCAATCTGGATGATGGTTCTATCATACGTTCATTTTCAAGAGACGCAGGGCTGGTTGATGGTTATGAACCTCATGTGGCAGTTGTTGATGAATACGCAAATGCTAAGACGACAGACATGATTGAAACCTTAGCGTCAGGTCAGTTGTTGCTGCCAAGCTATTTGACTTTCATTATTTCGACCGCTGGTTTTGATATGAACGTTCCAATGTTCACTCAAAATTATCCTTATGCTAAAAAGGTCTTATCCGCAGAAGTTGAGGCTGAACGCTATTTCGCCTTCATTGCTGAGCAAGATAGCATTGAAGAAGTCAAAAACAAGTCTACTTGGATTAAATCAAATCCATTGTTAGATGTTGATGCTTTAAAAGCTCAAATTACAGATTATTTATCAACTAAACTAAAGCAGGCAGAAAATGATGGTTCAATCAATAGCAAATTGATCAAAAATTTCAATATTTGGCGACAAGCCGCTGAGGATAGCTATATGGATATTCAAAATTGGAACAGTGCGGAAATTAATTCTATGAACATTGATGGCCAGCGTATTTGGTTTGGTGTTGACGTTGGAAAAACATCAGATTTATTCGCAATTTCATGGATGATCCCTTGTGAAGGGTACTGGTATGCTGACAGTTTTGCATTTGTGGGAACTAAATACGGACTACAAGCAAAAATCAAAGCTGATCGACTTAATTATCCAGAATTAGAGCGCAAAAATGAATGTGAAATAACCACATTAGAATCAGGAGTAATTGACACTGAGCGTGTTTTTAACTGGCTTAATGATTTCGTTGAAAAGCATCGGTTAGATGTTCAGGGGATCTGCTTTGATCCATATCAGTATGGGCCATTACTAACTTTAATTGAAAAAAGGCATCCTGAATGGCAGCAAATTGAAGTTAGACAAGGCACATTAACTTTATCAATGCCTACCAAACAGTTCAGAGATGATGTTTTGGAGAAACGTATCAGACATCCGGAAAATCAAATCCTTACGTCAGCAGTTAATAACGCAGTGCTAAAAAGTGATAACAACGGTGTTAGGATTGATAAAAATAAATATGCAAATAAGATTGATGCCTTAGATGCGTTGTTAGATGCATATGCGGTATGCTTTAGAGAAAATATTGATGACTATTTAACTAATGAAGATGTGTTGAGTGATGATTTTGGATTCTAAGGGGGTGGCTAAGTGAAAAACATATTTAAATTTTATCAATTAAATGAGCCACAGATTCTGATGATCTGTGGTTTTTTAATGCTTTCAATTGGAGCTTTTAAAACAAGTGTAATTGTAGGCTGGTTTGTAACTGGCAGTTTGTTCATCGTTTTAGCTCTGCTCTCTGCTTGGATGGCAGGAAGGGGGTGAAATAAATGCTATTTAGAACTAAGGAACCTGAAAAACGTGATTGGGCGATGGACTTAATCAGTGATGGAGTAATTCCAGGCTATTCAACTGGTAGTTTTATAGGTATATCAGCTTTAAAAAACTCTGATGTGCTAACCGCTGTTTCAATCATTGCGTCAAACGTTGCTAGATTTCCTTTGCTGTTGCTTGATGAACAAACCGGGAAGCCCTTTGATAGTGGAGATTTAACATATCTGCTTAACAAAAAGCCAAATGCAATGTTAGATGGTTACCATTGGAAATTTATCATGACGATTAATGCACTGCTGGCCAATGATGGTGTTTCACGAATTGTCAGGGATCCAGTAACGCAGGAACCAGCGCTGATTCAATATTTTCCACCTAGTCAAGTTTATATCGATGATTCAGACATCAATAACATTAAGTACGAGTTTACACCATTGAAATCTAGTCAAACTATTGTTGAACCTGCTCAAAATGTGATTCATTTTAAATTTTTCACGTATGATGGCATTCATGGACGCTCGCCGCTTCTTAGCTTGAGAGATGAAATAAACTTACAAGAGTCAGGTATTCAAACTCTTTCTAAATTTTTCCAAAGCGGGTTAAAAGGCGGAATTTTGAAAGTTAGAGGAAGGTTGAATAAACAAGCCAGAAAAAAAGCTCGTGAAGATTTTGAATATGCTCAGCAAGGTGCGACAGGTGGTTCTCCAGTCGTAACAGATGACACTATTGATTATCAGACGCTTGAAGTTGATACAAATATTTTGCAGTTAATCAACTCAAACAACTATTCAACTTTCCAAATTGCCAAAGCTATGCATATTCCGGCTTACAAGTTGGGTGTTAATAGTCCTAATCAATCAGTAAAGCAGCTGAATGATGATTTTATTAAATCGGATTTGCCTTACTATTTTGAGCCAATTTCGTCTGAGATTGAATTAAAGATGTTGAATGATCAGCAAAGACATCAGTTTAAAGTTCAATTTGATACCAGAAAAGAAACTGGGATGTCTGTTGCGGATGCCAAAAATGCTGTTGATGGTTCGTTGCTTGATCCAAATGAAGCACGATTCGAAATGGGAGTTAATAAGCGCGATGATCCTAATATGGATCGAATGCAATCTAATTTGAATAATGTTTATCTCGATATGAAAGAAGCCTATCAAAATCCTAATAAGCCTGACAATACGGTCAAAACAATAAATGAGCGTCGTAAAGCTCAAGACCAAGAGCCGATTGAAGGTGGAGATGCAATTTATATGTCATCTGGTGATATTCCGGCAATAGATGTAAACGATACTGGTGGTGACTCTGATGGTTCTTAAACCTTTATATGGTTCTATGAATTTGACACTTGCTAAAACGATAGCCATGAATAATCCTAACTATTCAAAAATAGTTGAACCATTTGGAGACGCTGGTTCCTATGCTTTATATCCACAGAAGAAACCGGCAAAACAACATATCGTAAATATTCAAGATGAAGAAATGCTTGCGATTATGCAATTTGCACAGTCATACAGCAATTCTGATTTTTCAACTCTAAAAAATGAAAATTGGAATAGTGATGAAGAAACTTTTAATCAGGTTCAAACAATTAGTGATTTAGATGGTGAAAAATTAGTATATAAGCACTTGTACAATAAGTGGTATGGGATGAGCATGACCGATTCCGATGAGGTCAGTTGGAATATGCTAACATTCAACCAAAATAACAAGAATAAGTTGTTTGCATTTTCATTGATGAAAGCACTTCTAAAACCGGTGGAGTTTCAAAATGTCGATCCGCTGAGCTTAATCCCAAGTGATGGGTTCATGATCTTAATTCCTGATAGTCAAAATATAGATAGTGTTAAAAGCAAGCTGACTAGTATATCTGGCCAGTTTTTCTTTGCAGGCAAGATTTCAGACGGATCACAAGCAATTCAGGATGCTCAAATTATGAGTAACCTAAATGTACACGGCCAAGAGGTGGCTTCGATAATGATGAACAGCTACTCAATGATAACTAATTATGATTCAAGACTATCTAAAATTGATCCGGCAAATTATTCAATGAAAGGAGGTGGTATGTAAATGACAGTTGATTTAGAAAAACGCCAAGTATCGACAAAAATCAGTTTGAGAACAACAGATGATCAAGACGGCGCCCCACAACTGATTGAGGGTTACGCTTTAAAATTTAATCGGCAATCTGATGTTCTTGGTGGGGGTTGGGGGCCAACTTTTCGTGAAACAATTGATCCACATGCATTAGATAATACTGATATGTCAAATGTAGTCGCAACTTTTAATCATGACGAAAGCCAAGTTTTAGGCCGCACAGGAGTTAACTTACAACTTTCGGTTGATAACATTGGGCTTAAATTTCAAGTGCAGCCTCCAGATACACAATTGGCACGTGACTTAATGACGAATATTGCTGCTGGAATTATTAATCAGTGTAGTTTCGCGTTCACGATACCTGATGAAGCTACTGCACAAGATTGGGAAGAATCAAACGAAGATGATGTTGATTATATCCGAAGCATTAATCAGATTGACCATCTCTATGATGTTTCAGTAGTGACTACACCAGCTTATCCTGATACAGAAGCGGTTGTTGGCCAACGGAGTAAAAAGCTAGTTGAAAACTTAATCAAGCAGAAGGATTCATGGAGACAAGAGCGAAAAAAGATGTTATTAGAACTAAAAAAACAAGAAATTTTAGATCAGATTTAAAAATCTGGTCTTTTTTAATACAAGAAATTAGGAGGGTCACATATGACTTTAGATGAAAAAATCAAGGCTTTAAAAGCCGATATTAAAGCTCAACGAGATAAACTGAGTGCAGATCAAGTTTCGCTTCGTAACTTAGTTGAAAAAGCAGAATCAGACGAAGATTTAGCTAAGGCAAAAGATGCAAGGGGTAAGGTCGATGGACTCAAAGAAGAAATTCGCAAGAATGAGGAAACATTGGCACTGTACGAAGAAGCCTTAAATGGTGATGGCAAGAAAAAGCCAGCCGGCAAGCGTAATAAAAATAACGATCCAGAACAAAATGAACGGCGTCAAGCGATTATTGACTATGTTCGTTCAAAGGGCTTGAAACGTAGTAAGGATTTGAAGTTTGAAAAAACTGATGAGGGAACGTTTGTAGTAATTGGCAAGCGTGATATTACACCAACAACCGATGGTGTATCATCAACTGACGTTGCTAAAACAATCCCTGACGCTATTTCTTATATCCCACAACGTGAAATTCAGACAGTTGTTGATTTAAAACCGTTTACGAACGTATTTCAAGCAACAACTAAGAAGGGCAGCTATCCAACTGTTGCTAATGCAACGACAAAAATGGCAACTGTTGCAGAATTAGCAGCTAATCCTAAGATGGCAAAACCTAATTTTGACGAAATTGATTGGACAGTAGACACGTACCGTCAAGCATTGCCAATCTCTCAAGAATCGCTTGATGATTCAGAAACTGACTTAATGGGTTTAATTTCAACAAATGCAGATCAAATCAAACTTAATACGACTAACGATGCTGTTGCGTCAGTACTAAAAACATTTGCAGCACAAGCAGTGGCTTCCCTTGATGATTTAAAACTTGTTAATAATACCAAGTTAGATCCAGCATACGCTCGTACTTTAGTTGTTACTCAATCTTTCTATCAGTGGCTTGATACTGTGAAAGATAATAATGGCCGTTATTTGTTGCAAGATTCAATCATTTCTCCAAGTGGTAAAGTTGTATTTGGTATTCCGGTTGTAGTTGTATCGGACGAAACTCTAGGTGCTGCTGGAGAAGCTCATGCTTTCTTAGGTGACATTAAGCGTGCAGTATTATTTGCTAACCGAGCTGATTTCATGATTCGTTGGGTTGACGATAATATTTACGGTCAATATTTGCAAGCTGGCATGCGTTTTGGAGTTGCAAAAGCTGATGCAAAAGCTGGTTATTTCTTAACTTACACAGCTCCATCCGCTAGCTCAGGTAAATAGATTGAAAGGGGGAATTTAAATGTCCCTTTTGACAAATGACCAGTTTGCAACCTTAAAACTTTATTGCAAAATAGATCAGGACTTTGATGATGACGTTTTAAAAAATCTAGTCGATTCAACGGGGTTAGAGATTGCAAGAGCAATTCAGGCAGACTCGACTCCAGCAACCTTCATTAATGATCCTCGGTTTTTAATTGCATTGATGAAACAAGTCAAAGAAGATTATTACCAACGTGGGTTAACGTCTGACAGTAGCTATCGAGCTGAACTTGCAAATGGCGTTGAAGATATTGTTAATCAATTACGTGCAGAATTGAGTGATAACGATGAAATTGACTAATATGAATGAGAGAATTACTTTTTTTAGTTTAAAGCCAAGTGTAATAAACGGAGTCCCAACTAATAATGTTAAAACAGATGAATTTACCTGTTGGGCGGAGGTTGCTAAGCTACCATACCGTGAATTTGTCAATAGCTCAACAGAGGTTGGCTATCGGAAAGAAACGCCTGTTTTTATCATAGCTTTTAAGCAGAAAAAAGAGATTCAAACAAATTGGCGAATACGTTGGAGAAATCAGGAATACGAAATCATTTCGATGGATCCAGACTATAAGACAAAAGATACGAATCAGATTGCGGGGAGAGTGATTAGATCATGAGCATTAATGGTGAAGCTGAAATGCTTCTTGCTGTTACTCAATTAACCGAGGGATATGATAGACGGGCCCGCAAAGCAGTTCGAAGCGGTGGCCAAATGTTTGCAGAAAAACTAAAAGCAGATACTCCAGTTTCAGAGGAAGATCATAGTGGACTAGGTCCATTAGCTGATCATATCAAAACCGGAAGTGTTTCAATTAAGACAGGTGATTATTCAGTTGCTGTGGGATATGACAGTTCTAAAGGTCGTATCGCTCATTTTCCTAATAGTGGGACATCTAAGCAGTCACCACAGCATTTTATTGAAAAAACACAAAGCGAGATGCGGGAGCCAATTCTTATTGAATTTATTAAAGATTTGAAGGTGAATTAATGTCTTTGCCTGAAAGTATTATCTACAATTTATTGGCTAATAACCAACAAATTGTAGATTTATTAAATGATATCAGAGGTGAACCAACGGATTTTCCTTATATTTTTATAGGGCAACCCAACGATACGTTTACAACCTCAGATAATGCACCTTGGATAAGGATCACTCTAATACCCGATGATACAGCACTGTATGCTGACGATGAACGGGTTATGCAGAAATATCGTGTCCAAGTAGACTTTTGGATTAATAAAACAGATTTGACTAATTTAGAAAAATTAGAGAGCTTAATTTATGAAATCCTTCATATTAATGGGATTGAGAGATATTATCGTAACCATGAACCAGACGCAGATATCGAAACATTAGAAATGGTTCAAGGAAATTTTGAAGGCTTTGCTTAAAGCCTATTTTTTATGCACAAAATCAAGGAGGAAACAAAATGGGATTAGTAAAATTTGGTGCTAGCAATTTTGAATATGGTGTTGTTGATGATAGTACCAGTTTAGTTGCTTCATCACGAAAAGTTCCAGGACTTTCAAGCGTGAAAGTCGATTTAACTAATGATTTAAAAAAGATTGCTGCTGATGATGGTCCTTATGCAGTTTTATCAGGTGGAATCACTGAAGCAAAAGAAACGATTGAGTTATATGACGTTGATTCTCAGATGAAACAAGATTTATTCGGGATCAAGGTGGTGAAAGGCGTTGAAGTTTATCCTAAGGATATGATAGCAGCTAATGTTGCTACTTTATTTAAGACAAAATTGTCAAACGGTAAAAACTGCTGGGTAGCCTTACTTAAAGGAATGTTTTCTTTACCAAGCGTAGATACTAAGACTGTCGATGGAACTCCAGATCCAAATGCCGATTCAATTGAAGGAGAATTCATGCCACGAGGTGATCAAGAAAATGTTGTTTTGATTGGTCGAGAAGATAATTCTGATTTTGATTTGACACAATTTAGAAAATGGGTATTCCCATCAGAAGCTGGTGATTTATTGATTAGTGCTACAAATGGTGGAAATACTGGCTCGTAAGGCGAGTTCTAGAGTCTAGTTCGCTTTAAATTAATAGAGTCGCCCTATGAAATACACAATAAACACGCAATGTGTTGGCGGCTAATATCAGGAGGAAATTATGGCTTACGAAATAGAATTAGATGTTGGTGGAGAAAAGAAGAAATTTGTTCGAAATGAACCACCGATGTTACGAGAAATGACAAAAGCTCTGATAGTTCAGCAACAACAATTAAAAATGTATTCAAAAGACGATGGGCCAACTGAAGATGATTTTAATAAAAACGAAAAGAACTTAGCAAATTTTGCGGTTTCTTTTTGGAAAAATCAATTTAAGGCCGATCAGTTTATTGCAGGGTGTGACAAAAACAACATGGACATTTTGAATTCAGCCATTGCTGATTCTTTGGGCGGAGGAAATGAAGACAGCCCAAAAAAATCACAGCCCAAGACATCGACAAAGCAATAGATGCAATTAATGAATTTTATAAAGCTCGGATGCAAGAGGGCTACAAATTGCAAGAAGTCGATGAGCTTACCAGTGATGATTTAGATCACTTAATCTGTATTTATCAGGAGAAAGAAAAAACAATCGACCAAGCATTTCCTTGGTTATTTTGATTAGAAAGGAGGATATAAATGGCAAGTAGTTTAGGACATTTAGCCGCGACAGTTAGTCTTAATATTGACCCTTTTAAGTCGTCTGCAACAGCTTTAAAAGCACAAATCAAATCGACGACATCTGCTTTAAAAGCTCAAGAGCAAGCTATTAAAGGATCAGGAAGCAGCTTGAATAGTATGAAGGCTGCATATTCTACAATGGGTTCACAGATGAAGAACTATGAGGCTCAATTAGAACGGCAAAAGTCGGCTTACGAGGGATTACGCAATCAAACTGCATCAACCGCTGCTGAACAAGAAAAATTAACGGCTCGTCAAGCGAATGCTGCTAATCAAGTAAACAAAACATCTGCCAACATGGAAGTTTTGCGTAATCGAATGGGAACTTTGAATAAATCAATAACTTTACAAAGCTCGGGATGGTATTCAGCTCAGCAAAAAGTTGGCGCTTTCAGAGATGCCGCGGGTAGAGTAAGCAGTACGTTAACACCAATTGGCGATACTATGACTACACATGTTACAGCGCCGATTATAGCTGGATTCGGGTATGCAATTAAATCTGCTTCCGATTATGAATATCAATTGGCTGATGTGAAGAAAGAAGTGCAAGCGCAAGGATATTCAGCAAGCCAAGTTAATTCGATAATGAAATCTCTGTCAAATGATACATTAGAATGGGCTCAAAAATATGGTGTTTCTACAAAAGAAATTAATGAAGGAATGTTTGAATTAGTTTCGAATGGCTATAATGTTAAGCAGGCCATGGGGATGATGCCGGAACTTTTGAAGACAATGACGGCTAATAGTGATAAATCAGGGACTTCAATTAAACTAACATCTTCTTTACTTGAGCAATTTGGATTGAATCTAGGATCAAATAACAGGGTCATAAAAAATGGTAACTCAATTATGAATCAAATGACTGAAGCTACACATAAATCTGCAATGTCATTGGAGGATCTTCAAACTATTTCTAGTAATGCAGGTGCTGCAATGCACGGGATGCATGTCAGCACAGCTGACTTTCTTGCTATATCAGGGAGGTTAGTGTCTGCTGGAATAGATGCTAGTTCAGTTGGTACGGGATTATCTAGTATGATGACTAGAATAGCAACTGGTACAGGTCAAGCGGCTGGAGATCTAAAAAAATACAATATAGCAATTTATGATTCACACCATAAAATGAGGAACATTTTAGATATTATGGGCAGCATGCAGAAAGCCTATAGAAAAATGAATGATGCTGAAAAACAAAAATTCTTATATGATGTTATGGGTCAGCAAAACATGAAGGTTGGAGCTACTCTCATGGATGCTAATCTTGGAAGGTATCGCAACTTATCAAAAGAAATTTCAAACTCTAATGGTACAGTTGATAAATATAATAAAACAATGCAACATACTTCAGAATTTACAATGCAGCAATTTAAAAGTAGCATTAATGCTCTTAGCATAGAAGTTGGTCAGAAATTATTGCCTACGTTTACACCGCTGATAAAACAAACTACAGGAGTTATTAAAGCATTCACTAAAATGGATAGTTCTACGCAGCAATCAATTATTAAATGGGGATTGCTTGCTGCAGCAGCCGGTCCTGTGATTGGAATATTGGGTAGACTTTGCGGGTGCAGCGAGAGGCGTAGGAAGTGTTCTTTTCGGAACAATTGGTGCAATTAATAGAATGAGGTCAGCTGCAACGTTAGGCGGCAATGCAATGCAAATATTTAAGTCTGGTCTTTCTAAATCTGCGTTCGAAGCTGCAAGTTTTACTGGCGCTGCTGGAACTGCTGGAGGGAGCAGTTACTGAACTTGGTGCCGCTGGAGGAGAAGCTGCAGCTGGAATCAGCCTGTTAAATCCTGTTGTTTTAGGTGTCACAGCAACAGTTGTGGCCGGAGCAGCAGTATGGGAAATTTGGGGTAAAAAAGCTTATGAATCACAACAGAGAACTAACAAGTGGGGCTCAGATGTTGGACAACAGGCTGACTCTGCACTAACTAAATTTCAAGGATTTAGCAGCAAAGCTGGAAGTTCACTAACTGATTTTGAAAAAGGCTAGTCAAACTAGCACAAAGAGTGTTTCTAAAGATTTTGGTGATATGTATTCAGATATGCAAAAGGATTCTCAGAACACTATCTCTCAAATGAAAAAAGATATGCAAGGGTTGCCAAGCTCAGTCCAAACAGATTTAAAGAAAGACGTTAAGCAGCGACAAAAATATAATGCAAAGGTTTTGTCGGATGCAAAAGAAAATTATACCAATGCTGAAACAATTTTAAAGGCTCATAATGGCAAAATGTCCGATTTATCGGATACAGAAAGAGCTGCGCTACTAAATTATCAGCAGCAGATGAATGAAGACGAAATTAAATTATTAAAACTTAGTGGAAGTAAAAAGAAGAACATTTTAGCTGCCTTGAATGGCGATATCAGTAATATGACGCACAATCAGCGAAATACTACTATTAATGAACTAACTTCTTCAATGCAAAAAGAAAATAAATTATACAATGATCAGAAGTCTAAAATTGATTCAATGTATAGCAAGGGAGAAATTTCTTCTAAACAATATGCTCAAGCTTTAAAAGACTTGCAGAACAGGTTCATAAATCTACTACAGACGGAATGGCTGCCGCAATTTTGAAACTTGACAAGGCAAACGGTGCTTCAAAATCACAGATTGAGCAAGATCTATTAAATGTGGGGTACACATATAAGCAGGCTGCTGCTATTGTTAGACAGCAAAACACTGATATGGCTAATAGTACTTCGCTAGTAGTAGCTGGTGTTTCAAACATGAGTGGCAAAGTAAAAACTGCTGCCCAGGCATGGAATAGCTTAGTCTTTGATCCCAAAACAGGTAAAGTTAAAACTAATGCTCAAGATGAAGTTAATAAAGCTGTTCAAAGCAAAAATCAATGGAATCAGATTCAACTGCTTGAAAGAAAAGGCAAAATGAGCAGTAATGCGAAAGCTATGGTTGCGGATGCATTGCTTCAAACTGGTAAATGGGACTCACTCAGTTTTAAACAACAAAAAGCTTGGATTCAAACGAACGCTGGAACAGAAATTTATAAAGCATTATCTGCTAATGGAAAGTGGAATACTATGAGCTTCGCAGCAAAAGAAGCCGTGATTAATGCTAAAGGTTTACCACAATTGGCAAATGCGATTGTGAAATACAATCTTTGGAATGGCTTGCCAACTAAAAGTCAAAGAGCTTTTAGCTACTGATAAGACAGCTTCAGCTACATTGAAAAATGCTGGGATTAATGTTGACTCATATAATAGTAAGAACCCAAAGCATAAAGTACTAACCGGTGACTCGTCTAATGTTGATAATGCGTCAAGCAAAGGTAAAAACTCAATTAACTCGTTTCAACAGCACTGCTCCGTTAGGCAAAAGATTTCAAGGTAATTCTTCAAGCGTGGATAGTGCATCATCAAGTGGCCGTAACTCGGTCACAAGGTTTAGAGATACTTCACCTGGAGGATCAAAAAGCTTACGAGCTAGAGATAATGCTTCAGGGCCTGCTTCGTCTGCTAGGAGTGCTGTTTTGCAATTCAGCTGGCTAGGGGATCATACAGTTACTCTGACGACAGTTAAAAGAACGGTACATGAGGTTGTTAATAAAGTTAGTTCATTTTTTGGAAACTTATTCGCAACTGGTACTGAAGATGCCCCTGAAGGAATGGCTGTTTTGGGCGATGGCGGCAGAAATGAGCCATATTTAACTCCAAGCGGAAGCCTTGGAATTTCTCCAAATGTGCCTACTCCATATTATTTGGAAAGAGGTACGAGAGTATGGCCATCAATTCAAGCTTTCAAACAAGACATTCCACATTATGCTAATGGAACATTGGGACATAACGGAGCTGTTAACACTTTGCTTGAAGCACGGCCGACTATTAGCAAAATGGCTGACACAAATGTTACTTTTAATAGTAATAATGCTGATGTAGTTGCAGTTCTTCAACAACAAATGACATTGCAAAAATCGCAAATAGCTTTGCTTAGTCGTTTACTGAATACAGCTACTAGTCCTAGTTCAACTCAAAATAATCGGAGTTTGATACGATCAATATCTCAGCAAATAAATTCGCTCAATGTTGATCAGAAAAGAGGTAGTTTAGCATGATAAGCACATTCGATTTTAACGGTCATAACTCAAAAGAATTTAATATGTATATCAATGCTGAAATAAACATCTCAAGTTCACAGCCTGATTATTCAACAATCGAAGTTCCAGGACGCGATGGTGATCTAATTTTGCCTAACAACAGATATAAGTCTTTTAGCCAGGCTGTACCTGTTATTTTTTTAGGCGGATATAAAGATACAATGTCGAAAATAGAACAAGTTCGTAGATGGCTACTAAGTGATACTGGAATTTCATGATTTTAAGTTGTCAAGCGATTCTGGATATACGTATCGAGCTGGCATATCTTGGGAATTTTGAAGTTAAAAAAGCGACTGACGAATTAAGTGCTGATTTAAGTTTTGAAATGATGCCTTACAAGTATCTTAACGGTGGCCTGAACAGTCAAACTATTTCGAGCGGGACTACCTTGACTAACTCAGGTAGTATTCCTGCTTTACCACTGTTAAAAATAACCGGCAGTGGTGATATAACGGTAACTCTAGGCAGCCAGATGGTTTCTTTAAAAGGCGTTGATACAGGTATTATTTTGGATTGCGATTCGCAATTGTGTACTAGCTTAGATGGAACAAGAACTCAATTTGATAAGTTATATAGCAATTTCCCTAACTTACCGGTTGGAAATACAAAAATTAGCTGGTCGGGGACAGTTAGTGATTTTGAAATAACTCCGAGATGGAAGGTGAGAACGTGAGCGTACCGGTTTTATATGAAGCCAATACTACCAATTTCTTTAATAAGGGCTTGGGAACATTGCCAGATGCACTAACAGCTGTGGTGACGGAGGAGCGAAATGGAGAATTCATTTTTGAAATGACTTATCCTGCTGATGGTGCCAGATCTGGTTTACTTGAAAATAATCGAATAATTAAAGTAGACGCTGGTCATGTTTTAAAAGATCAGCGTTTTGTTATCAAAAAAACTGCTCCGCAAATGAGTGAAGATGGCAAAATTTACATTGATGTATATGCGGAACATATCTCCTATATCACTAACGACTTAGCATTAAAACCTAGCGTAGCTGTTAGCGGATCAGGCTAACGATGCAATGCAGCAATGGCAAAAAGCTATTATCGATAGCAATGAAATAACTGCTGATTCTGATATCACAACTAGCAATTCGACAGCTTGGACAATTGATAAGGTTCAGACTGCTCGCCAGGCTCTAGGTGGTGTTGATGGCTCGATTCTAGATGTGTGGGGCGGTGAATATCTTTTTGACAATCTCCATATTAGTTTAAAAAAGCAGCGTGGAAGCTCGGCGAATACCTTGCTAGCGTATGGTCGCAATATCACAAGTTTCAACAAGAAGAAAATATTGAGAATACTTACACATCAATTTATCCTTATGCAACTTTAAATTCGGCAAGTGGAGATACTTCATCTCTCTATACAATTGATAATTATGTAGTTGACAGTCAGTATGTTGGCAATTATCCCAACAGAAAAATTTTGCCAGTTGATTTCAGCAGCAACTTTGAAAATGTCAAAGTTGGGACTAAGGCAAGTGATGCGAGTGATAGTGATACTACTGTTTATATGACAGTAGCTGAAGTGCAATCACAATTGAAAGCCTTAGCTCAGCAATATATTACTAATAATGATGTTGGCATTCCCACTGTTTCAATTAGCGTTTCATTCGTGGATTTATCTAAGACGAGTAACTATGCTGATGTAGCACCACTTGAGCAATTAGATTTGTGTGATATTGTGCCCGTTAGATTTACTAAATTAGGCATTGATACGACTGCTAAAGTGACTCATGCTGAATGGAATGTATTGACGGATTCATATGACAAAATTGAATTAGGTAGTATTACACCAACATTAGGTCAGACGCTAAATACGCTAACAACAGTTGCTCAAGCAGCCAAGCAGGTAGCACAAGATGCGCAAAATAATGCCACAATTGCATGGCAGTCGGCTGATGGAAAGACTACTACTTTTAAAGGGAGCAGCTCTCAGGCCTTCCCAACTGCACAGCATATTGGAGATTTATATTGGCGAGAAAATGGTGATACTACTGAGGTATATATTTGGGATGGCTCAGAGTGGGCGTTTCAATTTTCGAATAAAACTGGCCAAAACATTAGTGAAGCTGTTGATAAGGCTATGGCCGAAGCAGATACAGCTAAACAGAATGCCAACACTGCGGTTGAAACTGGAAACCAAGCATTAACTAAAGCTCAAACCGGCATTGATACAGCTAATGCAGCAGCGGATAATGCTAGCACAGCTATGTCTAATTCCAGTACTGCTATCAATAATGCTAAATCAGCTATGACAGATGCTGCTAATGCCATTAATACTGCCAATAATAGTTCAGACATTGCTAATGCCGTTCAGCAACAAGTTACGACATTAAAAGACGGTTCAACCATGACCATCGCTGATTTAGCCAATGGACTGGCATTAAAATTAGTCAAAAGTGACTTAAATGGATATGCTACTCAATCTTGGGCGTCTAACCAAATCACAGTGACTGCCAATGGCCTACAATCCCAAGTAGCCTCGGTTAAAAGTACTGCTGATAAAGCCACTACTGATATTACTACCTTAAATCGACGAGCTAACGGTTGGGATAGCACGATATCTAGTTTGAGCACAAATAAGGCTGATCAGACTTGGACAACTAATCAGATTAAAGCTAGTGCTGACAGTTTGAATGTGAATATTTCTAAAGTTCAGACACAAGTTAGCTCTTTAAATTTTGGAAGCTATAATATTTTGAATGGCACAGGTATGGATGATAGTACTACTAAATTACATCAAGGAGTCGGTGGAATAAGCTATGCTGTAACTATTAATAGTGATAGCTCTTCTCCAACTGGAAAGTCTTTTACTTTAGCAAGAACTGATGGAGGTACTACTCAAGGTGGTGCTTATTGGGAAGTTCCTGCTCCTTTGACAGTTGGTAAACAATATAGTTGGACTATTTGGGCTAAAGGAACTGGTAGTTTAAATATGGTGGGGTGTGAACAAGGTGGGCAGATGTCTATTACATTAACCAGCGCATACACCAAGTATACCAAAACTTTTACAGCGACAAGTAGTCAATATAGTCAATTCACATTTTATGGTAATGATGGAAATATCAATGCTACTTTTCTACCAATAGTCTTAATTGAAGGAAATATCTCGCCAAGTTGGTGCCGGTCTGTTTCTGATACAGCAACTGTTACCGAGGTAACAAACCTATCAATCGCACTAGATGGTATCAAGCAAACGGTATCTAAGAAAGCCGACAATGATACGTTTAACAGCTATAAAACTCAGACCGCAACGTTAATAGGCTCTAAAGTGGCATCTAACGATTTTAATTCATATAAAACTCAAACAGATAACGCCTTGTCACAGAGAGTAACAAGTGCATTGTTCAATTCATATCAGACTCAGACGGATAAAGCTATTCAGCAAAGAGTAACAAGTGCTACGTATAATGCAGAAGTTACAACTTTGAGTAATATGATTAATTCAAAAGTTAGTCTAAATGATATAACCGTTGGTGGAACTAATTTAATACCTTTAGGCAATATTGTTACAGCGACGTCAACACAAACAAGTTATGACTCTACAAATGACATTAGAACTATTACTGTTGCAAATGGTGCTGGTGGTTCTTGGGGTGGTGGTTTGCAAAATAATGCAGTTACCAAGCATGAAATACCTTGGGGGCAGTCGTACACCTATTCTGTAGAGATTAAACCTAGCGTTGATGGACTAATCTGGAATAGTGATACAAACACATATCCTTATGGTGTTAGCGCATGGGGAGGTAATGACAACGATAATGTAAGCCGCAGGAGTAGTAATAGTTCTATGGGCGGTGGAACAGGTACAAAGCTTATTCCAAATGTCTGGAATAAAGTATGGGTTACCATAATTAACTCTGACAGTAGGAATAGCAATAAAGTAAGCCTGTACGATAATAGTACAATTTGTGTAGTTAACACGACAGGTAGTACTGTTACGGTCTTATTTAGGCACTTCAAAGGTGAACTTGGGAATGTACCAACGGATTACTCGCCGGCTCCTGATGACATTAATTCCCAAATCCAACAGCTTTCAGATAACATCAACCTGCGTGTTGTTAAGAATGACGTAATCAATCAAATCAACCTTTCTACAGAAGGAATTTTAATTGCTGGGAAAAAAGTTCATATTAGCGGCCAAACTACAATAGACAATGCTGTTATTAAGTCTGCGATGATTGATTCAATTTCTGCTGACAAAATTACAGCGGGCACGCTTAATGCGGCTAACGTTAATGTAATTAACTTGAATGCAAACAATATCAGTAGTGGTACGCTAAGCGGCGACTATATCAGTGGTGGCACAATTACTGGTGTTTCGTTCCATCAGTCTAGCTCAGGTCATGATACTTGGATAGACGGTAACGGTGTACATGATTATGATGGTTCAGGCAACAATGCTTGGATTCAAAAAGGTAATATTCAGGTATATGACAATGCTGGTCAAGGTATGTTCATGAAAGGTGGCAAATTGATACTTTCAAACTTGGATGTTTGGGGAACAATTGCAAGTATGTCGAGCGGTACAAAACCGCCCGTTGACGATTACGGAGTTATCGAACACGGCGTTGGCATGGGACTCGGCGGTATCAAAATTCACGGTGGTGGCGGATCGGCGTTGTTGACTGACAACGATGGAAAGCAAGCAGGCGTGATCGATACAGGATATTATGGCATTGTTGACGGCGGCGGTGTTAGCGCAAGCTGGAATTTAGCAATGCTTGGTGGTGATCAAGATTGGTGTGCAGCTATAAAGGCAGGAAAAAATTACGGAAACTACATCGCTGATCAGCCTAGTTTGCTGGTTGGAACTGCCGACTGGCCTAGTTACACCGGTTCTACTAGCACACCGGGGAAAAATATCGTTGCGCAAGCAAACGGAATTTGGTTGTATTCGATAGGCGAAACTCATGTCGACTGTTCAAGTTTTTATTTTGCGGGGGCACATTGTGATGGGGGTTCCTTATATAATGCTAGCTATAACGGCTGGTGGATGCGAGACAAGAGCGGGAATCTGACAACCGTACACGCACAATCATTTGCTAATTCTTCACTTTTAAGCTTGAAAACTAACATTTCTGAAATTGATTCATTAACAGCATTAAATAAAATTAATCAAACTAGAATCTATGATTATCAGTATAAATCAGATGTCGAGCGAGGCTCATCTAAACATTATGCGAGTTATGTCATTGATGATATTAATGACGTCTCCCAATATACTGAACCCGATGAATTTTTATCAGAGGATAAAAAGGGTCGTGACGATGGTACACAATTAGCCTATGCAACGTTAGCTATCCAAGAATTAAGTAAATAGATTGAAGAAATAAAAAAACAAAATCAAGAATTAAAACAAGAAATTGAGAATATAAAACAAAAATAGGAGAGTGATTTTCATGGAAATCAAAGCAAATAGTATCAATTACACGTTGGATCAGGACGGCGCTACAACTGTTGTAGCGATCGGGCTATATGGAACAGACAACGCAGGACAATATGTCAACGCCACGGTTAAAGTATTGCCGGACGATACAGATAAGGCGCTGGATAGTTTATCAAAGAATGATTTAGTAGCACTTGCTAAACCAAAACTGATTAAATTTTTTAGTTCAGATGCTGCCTAAAAGGCGGTGATCGCAAATGGAACAGGTCGTGATGATGGAACTATTTTAGGGTATGCTGTAGCAGCCATCCAAGAATTAAATAGTAAGATAAGTAGTTTAGAAGCAGGACTTAAACAATTAAAGGAGAACGCAGCATGACAAAATTATTAACTTTCAAAAATTACGAAATTATTATCGTAGCAAATACTTTAGGAAACTTTGATTTAAAGAACAAAGGATCACGTGGCCGTAACAAACTTATTAAGCGTCTTGCAGAGAAAGCTAAAGAATACAACAACGACCTTGAGGACATTAAAAAGCCTTATTACAAGAAGAATAAAAAAGGCGAGATGATTGTTAAGAACAATGAGTATATCCCTTTAGATGGCGCAAACCTTGAAAAATTAAAAGAAGAAGTCAAAGAATACAATGATGAAACCGTATCAATTAACTTTACTGAATATTCTGAACAATACAAAGCTTTATGGAAACAACTTGGAGCTTACGAAAAAGAATTGAAGGGAGTTGAGGCTGAGGTATACGATATTGTGCTAGATCAATTAGATGCTGCTTTTGAAAATGACAAAGAAAAGGAAGGTAAATAATCATGGAAATTACATTAAATAGACTTGCATATCAATTTGACACCAATGGAGCTACTTCAAGCGTTTCAGTTGGCTTAAATGGTTTAGATAACGGTGATGCGGTCAGTGCTACTTTGCAGATTACTTCTAGTGATTTAGCTGGCGGCAAAACTTTAGACGACTTAACTAAAAGTGATTTTGAAACGTTAGCTAAATCGAAGTTAGCTAGCTTGACAGCAGTTAAGAGTGCTTAATAAGCTCTCTAAAAATTGTAGGGAGTGATAGTGTGTGGATGATAAGATATTTGATGCTTTGATGTCGCTGAAAGAAGATGTTTCCTCGATTAAGACTGACATTGCAAATATTAAGCAGCAAAACAAAGAAATCAGTGAACAAGCTAAGAGGTTAGATGAACTAGAAGTCAAATCAGAGCAGCATGACAAAAATATTAATGAAATTCAAGACAGTGCAAAATGGTGGAACCGTACAGCATGGACGGCATTAATTCTACCAATTGCGCTGTTTTTGATTGAGAACCTTTTTATGAAATAGGAGGGAAAATACAAATGAAGGAATTTAAGAAGATGTTAGCAACCTAACATTCGTAAGCCAAGCTTTTGGATTCAGTTGGCTACAGTTATGATTGTACTGTTTGTGCTGATTGCTAAATATGGTTTTCCATGTGATTTTTAGCCAATCAGATGTTATTATTATTGGTCTTCTATTAAGTTCAGCATTAGGATTTGCCGGTAGTTTTACTGGAAACAAAGCTTTAACTGAAGCTTCCAAATCAATTGATACATCTGGAATTGAAAAGAAGATTGAAGAGATTAGTGCGGTAGTCGATAAGTTGACAGAAGCGAATACTGATTCTAAGGCTAATTCGCTTGGGATTGTTTTAGACAAAGATGGAAACATTGTTGGCACAGGATACACCGAAGGAGGGCTAGTTCAATGAAGAAACTTTTAACTGGGGTAGGGAGCGGCGGCAGCTGCTCTTTTTTTATGCGCACAATTAGCTTCAGCAGATACGTTGCCAGTCTATGATATGTCAGAGTGGCAAGGTCAGAAAACTGAACAACAATTTAAAAATGTTAAATCGGAAGTTTCTGGATTGATTATCCGTCAACAGTACGGATCAAACTACATTGACAAGTACGCTTCATATAATACAAGCATGGCTGACAAAGTCGGTGTTCCGTATGGCCAATACGCTTATGCTCGTTTTGTTTCAGGCCGATGATGCTCGTCAGGAAGCTAAGGACTTTTACAATCGGTCTGATAAAGATGCAAAGTTTTATGTATTAGACTTTGAAGAAAATACTGTTAAATATGGTACTACTCAAGCGGCAGTGCAAGCTTGGTTAGATGAGATGAAGTCATTGACTAATAAACACGTAGTCTTTTATTCGTATCGAAACTTTGCTGACATTACGTTGGTCCAAAGCTTAATTAATAAATTTGACGGCTACTGGTTAGCAGCTTACCAGGGTGCTTGGCCAAACCCACGAAATTATGATATGTGGCAAAATAAAGATAATCAATCTTCGGTAGCGTTCGCGACCTCACTAGATAGTTCGTTAGTTGATACTAATCGGAAGTCTGTTAGCTGGTGGTTTGGGTCTGAAGCTAAAACGCAAAATAAGAAACTCAATAACGACAGTCGCAAGCAAGGTTTTAATGTTGGCCAGAATGTCGTTTTAAAACAATCGGCAACAAAGTGGTATCAACCTAGAGTAAATATTGCCAGTTACGCAAAGAGTCAGGCTTATACGATTAAAGACACACAAGATTTAGTTTTGAGTAAGTCTAATCAGGCTGTTCTTTTATATAAAGGAAGTATACCGATGGGCTGGGCCTTAGCTCAAGACGTTCAGCTAACCAACACAAATGTATCTAGCCAGACAACTGGAACCTATACTGTTCGTTCTGGTGATTCCTGGTGGGAAATTGCAAACAGATACGGTATTAATATGTACACTTTGGCTAGTTTGAATGGTAAGAGTATTTATAATACGATTTATCCAGGCCAAGTTTTGAAAGTGTCAGGATCCGCAGCGACAAGTTCAAAAGTGTACTACACTGTACGAAAAGGTGATACGGTTTCAGGCATTGCTAGCCAGTATGGTGTTTCTGTTAGTCAGATTAAAAATTTATCTGGATTGAAAAACGTTAATCTGATTTACGTGGGTCAGTTGTTAAGAGTTAAATAGCAAACATTGCGGATCCATAAAATTAAATATAGTTCGAATTCTAAACCGGTCAAGTTCAACGGAGTTAAGCCAGTTTCGGCTGGTGTACATATTTTGTAATCTATTGTGTGTAGAATCAAGTAACGATTAAAAAGATGTAAAGAATTTGCTGTATAAATATCTTTTAGAAAAGAATTTTAATACCATACAAAAGTGTCTGCTGCAATATAAATATGCATCAGGTGTAGTAAACTTTCTTAATTAGGAAAATGCATATGTCGTTAGAAAACATAGGATTAAGATACCTTACGTTTATTTAAAAACTACATGTGGGAGAATTGCGTCACTACTTGGGGCACTAAATGCAGCTAAATATAGATCAGAGATGAAGGGACGAAGGCGGGTGGTTAGTTAGTGAGTTAATTTCAACGGTCGTGAAAAAGTAAAGTTTATGGAAAGGTGAAGGAAAGCTAGAGATTAGTCAACAAGGATACTAAGGCTCTAGTTAGTTTTTAAATTTTACACAGATGGGCAAACAAAAAATTGATTAATTTAGATGCTTTTTTATTTCAAAGGGTTGTTTTTTTGGATCATTGTGAGATTATAAGAGCAAATCAGTATTTATCTTATATATTTTATGAAAGGAGGAATCCAATGAGACAAATCGAAGCATTACTTTTTATTATATTAAGTCTTTTTATGGCTGTTATAGCTGTATATGTTGCAAACAATCAAACAAGTATATCATTTTCGGTGATAACATGGTTCTCAATTTTTACACTAATTTTATCAGTAACGAATTATTATATAGTTTTTTGGAGTGAGATTTACAAAAAGAGCTCTTTCAAAAAGTATAAAGCATTTTTTGTTTCATGTATTAGTGCAATAGTTATAACGCTTGTTATCTATATTTCTTCCATATATGAACCAAGCGTGTTTAAGTATATAAAACTATTTTCTAAAAAAGGAGGCTTTTTAGCAATTAACTCGGGATTACTTTTGGCTGAAGTAGCTATCAATTCTTTAAAGTCTCAAATTAAGAAAGATCAAGAAATTTATAAGTATAAAGAAAATGATCTGAATAGAAAAATTGAGTACGGAGAGAACGAAATTAAACTAGAAAAAGAGTTGTATGAAACAAAGAAGGAACTTTATTATGAAAAAAGTAAAAATAGGGGGAAAAGTAATAATGGATAATTATTCTAAGGTTTATCAAAATGAGAAGATAAATAAAATTTCGATAAAGTTAATAGGGCAAAGAAAGGGAAAGCTATATTCATCTCAAGAGGTCGGAAAATTAAATATGGATATAGGAAATGCTTATTATAAAAGTGAAGTTCTTAAATCAATAGAGGCTTTACTTTTTGAAAATATTGATCCTAAATATATTTTTGTTTTGGATAATTCTGTTTCTAACAATATACAATATATACGAATTGAAAAGGGAACGCTTAACTTGAAAGCCGATGAGTTAGTTGATTTTTACAATTTAGGGGAACCTACGGGACTATGGCCTAGTAGAAGAATGTACCTATTGAATATTTTTTTTAAAATATATAGAAAAATATATACTTTATTAAACGCTAATAGACATGAAAAATTAAGTATTACATATCCAGCCAAAAAAGATACTTTGAATAAAGTATATAACTTAATAGAGTCCGATAAAAATTATAGTTTAAAGACAGTTCTGGAAAAGCAGGTGGATAACGCTAACTTTTATCTCAAAGATAATCCTGGATATGTATCCATCAGGAATAAAGCATTTGACCGTATAGAAAAAGAAATAAAATTATTTAACAGGTACTACAATATGGACGAAAAAACTTTTAATAATACGGTAGAAGTGGAATCACATGAAAGGCAGTTTAAAACAATATTTGATAAACGGACTAGACCTATTGTAGGTTATATAGATTCTGATGAAACAGTGCATATACTTGGTTATAAATTGATTGCTAGAAAATATTTTACACATGAAAATCCTAGATTTCATGAAATTAATTATCTAAAGCAAGAAAGCCCACTATGCTTTGTAATTGCAACTTCGATTGCATTTGCTCCACAAATATTAAGGTTTATCAACGCAGAACTGAATATTATAAAAAATAAAAAAGAAGAAAAACAAGAAAGCCAAGATAAACTGTCTCAAATAAAAGCCAATGATGAGCGAATAAGTAAACTAAGGGATGAGATAGAAGAGATGGACAATAAAATAAAAAAATTAAATAGTGCAAAACCAAGTACTAAAATTATAAAAGAAGCTGAATCTGTAAATGGACAAGTAAATCCTCGAAACAATACGATTAATAATAGGGAAGCCTTGAATGCCATCAAGTATCTTGAAAATAGTTCGTATAAAAAAATGGAAAAGTATTTACAACAAGGAGATATTAGAATTGAAAGTATTGAAGAAAAAAATTGATGTGCAACATTATATTTTCTGTGCATAAAGTTCTGTTCCTTTAAACAGATTAATTCTGTTCTTGTCACATTTACAACCTCAATAATAAATACGCAAAAAATAAGCTGATTATCTCAGCTTAAAATAAACACTTTTACTACTAACCTTGATTTGAAGTAGGCTTATTTAAACAATGGTTTTCAATTTTGAACATAGGCAGAATCAACTGAATATTTAGCTCCAGGATAGGATGACAATTGCCAAGTAATTGTGGAACCATCTGAATAGCTTTTTTCATAAGTATCAAAAGTAATCGAGTTGCCATTTTCTGAATAATTAAACTGAAAATCTCCAATAGTCAGTATGCCTTCTGATATTTCATAAGGCTGATCAAATGCACCACCCATTAAAGACATACGTGCTAGAGAATCATCTTTCAAATATCCGAACTCAACACCATCATGTATTGTATTCTGAGGGGCTTTTCCTTCATCCATAGCCTTGCCGACATCCTCGCCATTATACAAAATAGGTGCAATTTCAAAACCACTCTGTAAAACATTTTTAACAGCAGTTATATTGTTGGTAGTACTAGTTTCAGATGAACTTGCTTCAGTAGTTGATGAAGATAAGCTAGTATCACTGCTGTAAGAATAAGAGCTTTGCTGAGTTGTGCTACTGGATATAATGCTACTTTTCTGGCTGTCTTGATCTGAAGAGCTATTTTGATTGGAGCTGTTTTGGCTAAAAGCAGCTGAAATCTCACCGTTGTTTTTATTGTGTTGGCGAAACGTAAAAAAGGCTGCAATGCATATTACTAGTAAAACTGCTAAAGATTTGATTGCAATCGACTTTCTTCGTTTTGATCTAGCCTCAATAAAATCATTTCTCCATTTAGGGTCATTTTGACGATCCTTGTAAAACTGATATGTATGTTTTGTTCTTGAATGTTGGCTATAATATTTTTTGACCATAACTAATCTCTCCCTGTTTAGATTCATTTTTTCCCCAATATTAATATTACCATATTGTTTAGCTATAATATATCGTGAAATTTGTTCGAAAATGCATCAATTTATATGTAAAGTGAAGGTGGATAGATGAATTTTAAGTAATGGATAGGGTATGACGTTTAACGCGAATATATATATTAAAACGAATTGAAATTTATTTGGACCCAAGCTAGGAGCGCATAAAAATAGGCCAAGCACCTTGACCTACATAAATATATAAAATTTTAACAACTTAAACGGTGTCCCAACAGTGCATTAAATCACTTAAAGTGTTGACGTATAGGCGTTTATATATCCTGTACTCTCCTTATCATTCCGTTTTAGATAGTTTTAGGGCGTCGCATTCCATTGATGTGGCGTTTTTATTTTGCGATTGTAGCCTAAAACCTACTGAAAAGGATAGAAATGGAAATCAAATGTAGTCAATGACTACCACAATGAAATAAAAAAGGTAGTCAATTAATATTTTTTGACTACCTAGCTTTTTTGACTACCTTGGAATTTCTTTCAATTATAAATCATTGATAGTTTCCGATAACAGTTCATTTTGATTAGATGAAACGTGAGTATAAATGTTTAATGTAACACCGATATTTTTATGACCTAAGCGTTTTTGAACAGTTTTAGGTAAGATGCCTGGGTTCTTTTCAAATAACCATGTTGCGTGAGTGTGCCTAAATCCATGTGGGGTTATTTGAGGTATGAATGATTGATACTTTGGATCATGTGTTAATTTAAAAGCTGCTGAATAATCTGATGATCCCATGTCAATGATTGAATTTAACCAATTATTTGGCTTACTCAAATTAAAATAGTTATCTTTTTGATTTGGGAATACTAGCTTAGAATTGTTGGTGGCTTTTAATTTAGTTAGCATTTCAAAAATTAATTGGTTAATCGATATTTTACGATATGAATCCCATTTAGGTGGTTGAAGGGCCATCTTCCCGTTTTCGTTAGTAACAATGGTTTTATTAATATCAATCATTTTGTTTTCTAAATCAACATCTTCCCAGGTTAAAGCTAGTAATTCACCTTTACGCATTCCCGTATAAGCTAAGGTTATAAAAAACACTGCCTTAAAGAATTCGATTTTACCTGGATCATTAACACTAGAATTATCCCTGACATACGTGACAAACTTTTTTAGTTCATCAGTCGACAAAAAGTTATGAGAATCATTTGCGTTTTTTGAACGAATCTTCGGGAGCAAGATGTGATCAAAAGGGTTTGTGGCAATTTCTTTTTTAATGTAAGCATAGTCAAATACTCGCTTCGCATACCTTGCTACAATATTTGGTTTTTTATATGCTAGTGACCATGCTTCGACGAATGGCTGCAAATATTCTGATGTTATTTTGCTAAGCTGTTGATCACCAATATCTGGTAAAATATGGCAATCGAAAATTTGTTTAGTTTTATAGAGTGTACTGGACTTAACGGTGTTCCGATATTGGTTCTCAAACCACTCTAAGTATTCTTCTTTAAATGTTTTACCGTTTTCAGTAAGAAGCTCATAAGTGCCATTAGCAACTTGAACCTGAATTTTTTGATAAGCATAATTGGCCAAAGCAGGAGTTTTAAATCCACGTTTAGTTGTTATTTTCTTTTTACCAGTTTGTGGATCTTTTCCTAGATAAATCTGAAAATAATAACTCTTCTTGCCGTTTTTATAAATTTTTTCTTTGATCGCTTTATTTTTCTTGTATTCAAACAATTTAATCACTCCATTTATGGTAGAATAGAGTACACAAAGAGCGTGTGCTTATTGCATACTCTTTAAAATATCTAACTCTACACACTCAAGCTTTAGGCAGGGAGAGTGTGTTTTTTATTTAGTTAAAAAAACTAATAACGTAATCTATTTTGTTTATTCTTTTGGAGCTTGGTTTTGGAGTTTTAATTCTTTGAGTATTTGATCATTTTGGGTTATCATTACCCAGTTTTGTTCAACTATAGCTCTTAAAAATGTTGCTGTTGCTTTGTCTTTAGCATAATCACTTGATAAGACTTTCTTGCTATTTCGAAGTAACTGTTCTTCATCAAGCTCGTTTAGGATAGTTTTCACTTGCCATAGAGAATCATCATTTAAGTTTGATAAACCTCTATCTTGTAGAATGCCCTTGATATGATTGCTATTGAATAACATTTTAATCATTCCTTTCAACAT